GTATTAAACTTTTCCGCCTTTCTTATACATAGCACCACCTTGCATACCCATATCAGATGGATAGTAACCAGCTGCGTTATCTCTTCTTGCAACAGGGCCCATAGTTCCGCCCATGTTTTTTTTAACTCTTTTTTTAGTAGACTTCTTTCCTCTTGGATTAGCCGTCTGTGTGTTGAATCTTGGATTTGACATTATCTTTTCCCCTTTAATAAAATTGGACTGATACCACGTTTAGCAATACCGCCTGATTTATAAGTCGCTCTTCCACCAGATTTTCTATTCACTCTTCTTGGGTTAGAAGTACCGGCATTCGTTGAATACATATTTTCACCCGGTCTTGTTACGTTAGTAACAACAGTATCTTTTCTTCCAGTTCCTGGTGTCACACCGTCTCTACTCAGTCTTGTGTTTCCAAGGACCACTTTTTTAGGTTGTGTATCTACAATTGGTTTAACTTTATTTTCACCAGGATACTTTGTTCCTGTTACAGCGTTTGCTGCTACTCTTGCAGCTGCACTTGAACTATCGCCACCTCTTCCACTGTCAACATCTGCTGCAGTTCCTTTATTTCTTCTTGAAGCTGCTACTGCTGCACCGGCTAAGCCAAGTACGGCTAAAATTTTTTTATTTCTTCGTCTAGATTTTTTTGACATAATGTCTCCTTATACGTATTTTATTTTTTGTTGTCCACCTTATTATTCCTAAATATTTGTGTGCCTTTTATACCATAAATACTCGCCACGACAAGTATCCATAAATTAGTAAACCATGATGGAAGTGCCGCAAAATGATCAAAAAAAATACTTACTTTGTCCATGGCCGTCGGATCATCACTTACAACTGCCCAGGCCAAAATTGCTATGGGCGCCGAGAGAATTATCAAAACCGCCTCGTCCTTCCAGTCTGAATCTCTAGATTGTAAAAGTTTTCCCTGGTATTGCTCTTCACCCCGGGCCATCTTTTCTGCGTGCATGTACTGTGCATCAGCCATACGCATTTTAGTTTCCTGCTTCTTCTTAAAAATGTGACTACCTGCGGAAACGGCTAATTTAATTGCCGAGAACCACATGTTAGTACCACTTAACTGAAGATTTTTTTGAAGCAAGCATTCTTCTTTGTCCACCAACTTTATTAACAGTTGGTTCACCTAGAGGAACCTTACATTCTACTGCTTTTGCATATCCATCTGAATTAGTATTAAGTGTATTTTTACTATCTGCTCTCGGTGAGTCTGATACAACTTTACCAATATAGTCTGGATTGTTTTTTGTAAAAAATGTTTTAGCTTTTCCCATATTTTTCTCCTATGTACTTATTATATACTATCTTCGCGGACCTTTCAAGATCCTTACGTCTGTTTGTTTCATTCTATCTTGTTGTCTTTTGGCGTCAATACCCATTTGAGTTTTTTCCAAAGAAGTATCAGCTCTAAGCTCTGCCAATTCTTCATTTTGGTCCATTTTCTCATCAAATTGTTGTTGACCCATAAGATTTTTAGATTTTTCTATATTAATCTTTTCTTGGTCCTGTTCTTGTCTAACATTATTGTCCATAGCTTTTAAATCAAGCTCTCTGGCTTTAAGTTTAGCAATTGGGTCTCCACCATACTCTCCAGTGATTTTAGCTTCCTCATCTCTGAACTCTTCTGTCGATTCAGAAATCAATTTAGCTTTTCTAGACTCTAAAGCCATAGACATTTGCATAATCTGTTGTTGAAACTGAGGATCTTGTTGCATTTGCGGATTTTGTTGTGCCATTTGTTGCATTTGCATTAATTTTTGTATTTCATCTCTAAATTCTACTTCTAATTGTTCTTGTGCCATTAAAGAAATATGCTCAAATATGTTTTTTTCTAAAGTTGCCATTACCACAGGTGAATTTCTTGCAACATTACTGGCCATAAAGTTTAAATGGGTTGTAATATGTGCTTGGTGGTCCTGTCCTTTGAAAGCTTGGAAAGGTTTATTAGACATTGCTAAAATATTTTCAGTAGCAGGGTCCATTGGACTAGGTTGAGCTGGTGGTGGTAAAATTTGATCAATATTTTTTACACCAATCGCTTCGTACATGTGTCTATACGCTTCATACAAATTATGCATTTGCGGATTCGATTGAGCTAATTGTAATTCTGTTTGTGCTAAAGAAATTCTTTGTGATTGTGAAAATATATTTGGATCAGCAACAGGAATAATATCTACTTTGTCATCAAAATCTGAAACTTTAATATTTCTTTGTCCACCTACAACATCATAAGGATATTCTGGTGGTAAATAAGTTTTAAAAACTCCAGCTAATAACTGAAACTCGCTCTTCATCGCTACATATAGTCTTTTATGTATTGCTGACATGACTCTTGAACCACGTTCTAAGAGAGCTATAGTCGTTCCAACAGCTGCTTGTTGGTTGCCATCCCCGACCTGCATGTCAGCGATGGAGGCAAATCTTTGCCCTGCTTGTACCACTGTCCCCATCAACTGTAATAAAGTCTGTGATGGTTCTTTGAATGGTAAAGGCATAAATGCATCCTTAATGTTTCCACCAGGTGCATCGACATCTCTGAATTCGCCAGGCTGAATTGCTTGAGCCTCATCTCTAACACGTATTCCACGTTGTTTAAATCCTGAAGGCAGATTACTTAAAGTACCTGCGTCCAATAATTGTCTTAATGCAGTAGTTGCCGTTCTAGACAAGCCACCGATCATATGAATTAAACCAAAACCATAAAAACCCATTCCCGGTAAGAATTTAAAGTGTACAAAATAATCTTGTTTTTTCTTAGTGGGATCATCTGCTTTATAGTTTCTTCTAATTGATAATATTTCTCTGTTTCCTAATTCAAGAGTTACAATGTAAGGAAGTTTAATTCCTGTGTCTTCTCCCGTTGAATCTTTGTCTTCAAAACCCTCTAAATCTATATCCGTATGGAATTCTAAAATACTAAATACATCTTCGTCTCGAGTTCTTCTTACTCCTTCAAGTTCTCTTTCTTTTTTCTCTACTTCTGTTTCTTCATCATAACCAGGTTGTATTTCTACATCTCTATAGAAACCGGCTACTTGTTTTTTTCTTAAATCATTTTCTGACATTTTTAGAACATGGACTACTGATTCTGCTTCTTCTAAAGATGTTGCAGTATATGGAACTAATAAATCATCAGCCGGAACAAATTTTGAAACGGCTCTACCCAATAACTCATCGTAATAGACTTTTTTGAATGCAGAGCCGCTGAGTGGTAAATAAAAAAGCATTTGATCGAACTCGGGTTCGTACTCTTTCATCACGTCCATGAGCTGATAGTTCATGAATTCTTTTACACGTTGAGATTGGTCTTCTCTGGCTCTATCCATTAACCCAACAACTTGAGTGTGTACGGGTCCATTAGCCGGTAATAATTCTTTGTAAGCTTGCGCTTGAAATTGTGTAACTGCTTCTGCAAGAACTGGGTGAGTTGCACCTGAAGCTCCTTGAAACGGTTGAGTGGGAGTTTCATATTTAAATCCTAAAAGATCTAGTCCTTTTGTATAAGAATCTTCCCAATCTTTTCGGGCACCCTTATATGTCATGTAATTTTCTGCTAACTCAGAACCTAATTTTCCTAAAACATCGTCAGGTAATAATTCTGCTAAATTGTCTCCATGACCTTCACCACCGGGTTGATTAATCGCTGATGGATCAAAATTAATTACAGCACTCCCATCTTCTTCTTGAGTAACCTGTACATCATCTGGACCAACTTGTTCTTCAACAGTTTTCTGTTCCGATATTGCTACTTCTTCGTCGCTGGGTGTTCTAAGTTCAGTCTCTACGTTTGGTAGAGCCTTGTCTATATCTGCCATTTATATTCTCCGAGTTCTTAATTGTTGTAGACTGTTTTAACGGAACATTCAAGCCTTGTGAGTCTGGTCCCTTTAATGGTGGAATTTCTTTCCATTTAACGTGTTGCATATTTGCAACAAGAGTTTTATTCTTCACTAAACCAACCTCGCTTGTTTCTCCAGTCATCATATTTTTGAAGACCTTGGATTCCTAATGAAGCGGCCAAACCATAACCACCTAATCTAGAAAGACCTCTTAATGCCGTTGGACTCATTCCCAGTCTCATAAGACTTGCAATTTTAGGTGAAGCAAATCTTGTTGCTTCTTTTGTAAGTGGACTTGCAAATGTCGCCCCTAAATAATTGAATGGATTAGTTGCAATTTCAGTTGGTGAATCTCCTTGTGCAATTTGGTGACCGATAAATAAAGGCTCAAGAGCTGCCATACCTAATGGTGTTCCAGTAGCAGCGAGTCCTTTTCCCAGAACCCCGGATATGGGGCCAAGAGCAGCTCTAAATGGACTTACTCTTGCTTTAGGTATTTTTGGTGGTCCTCCTAAACCTTGTTGTCTATTAGGGCTTCCAATTCTTTGTTTATATAATTCTGCACCACCTGGTACCATACCTGCCGCAACAGTTGCTCCGAGAACAGGCAACTGGGCATCTGAAAATGCTGTAGTAGCTGGTCCCATACTAGGTTCTAGTACTGGTTCAGTAATCATATCGATCAACATATTCTTTTGTTGATTCTCATCTGATAAATAAGTTGAGGGATCGTCGTTCATGAATTGCTTAACAAGACCCGCGGCTACTGCACCACCTGCTGCAATCGCACCAAACCTTCCACCTTTTTTGGCAACTTTGCTAATGCTTTCATAAATTTTTAAAAATTTAGATGGTTGTTCGTTTGCAGTTTTAACAAGGCAACCTTCCGCACAACCTATTCTGTTTTCATATCTTTTTATTAGTGCCGCATCACCTGTATCTTGAATCATTTGCGCAATTGGAACTGCATTTGATTTTAAACCAATACCTCTATTTGCTAAATCAGTAACATTTATTTGTGCTTCAGGTGAAAGTTTATCAAAATTTTTAATAAGATTGGATGTAACTAATTTTTCTCCGGGTTTATATTCTATAATGGGAGTATCAACTTTAAATTCTTTTTGAAAATTTTGTGAGTATTTATTAAATAATTTTACATGTTCTTTTAAATTTTTAAACTCTTGTCCTCTATAAGATCCAGCAGCTTCATTGCCGTCTGTAATTTTTTGAAGAATTTTAGAAAAATCTTTATCGATAGTGTTTCCTTTTCTTAAGTTTATGTTTTGAGGTATTCTTTGAATTAGTTCTGTATATCCTGGAGCATTTTTATATGTTGCAGCCATACCCATTGCTTCGTCAATAGCTAAACCAGACCCTCTATAATATCTTGCTAATG